ACCATTGATAATACTTGTACTATTAATAGGGTCTGCACGATAGAACATTGAACGTTGGTTCAATACTTCCATAGGGATTTTAAGACCACCATTTTCGCCTAAGAATTCTCTTGAACGAGTACCGGTTTTGATATAATCTCTAAGAGCTTCATCAAATCTTGCAGCTACTGAAGATTCAGCTTTTCTTTCTTCTTTTTCAATAGTTTTGCCTGCAAATATTTTATTCATTTCATCTTGAGTCTTTGCTCTCTCAAGTTGTTCTTTAAGTGAAGTAACTTCTGCTTTGAGTGCTTCCCAAGCTCTTACTTCATCTTCATTCATTTCGTCCTTTTTTGTAAGGATGTCCATTTCTTCGATTTTACCACGAAGTTTGGTTTCAATTACATTGATATTCATAATTTTTTATTATTTAAGTTTTAACAAGTCGAGTTCTCGCTTGTATTTATCTGTTTTATATAATTTTGGAATAGGTTCATCATTTATGAACTCATCAAGACCTCTTACCACATTAACTTCTGTTTCAGGATAAGCGGGATGCGTTACAACTGAAATGTCAACCAGTCTTGAAATTCTCGATATTAGTCTAACGTTCTCTCCATTAGCTAACCGTTTCCATTCTTGGCCATCATTATTAAGTTGAAATGCAAATGAATTGGCATAAACATCACCTCTTTCCAACATTATATATAAATCTTTTGCCCCACTAGTTGAGTTTAAAACTGCTCGGAACCAAAGTCCCTTATCATCATCTTTTAACTCTAATGTTTTATTTGTAGTTCTAGCAAATACTTTATTCCAATCGTGATTAAATGTTAAATAGACATCATTTTCTATTACACTTCTAAATGCTCCTGGAAGTAGTATTTCTTTAAATCTTTTGCCCTTCTCTGTAAGGTATTCAGATTCCACATTGTACTTTGATGCATAACCCTCAATAATCATTCTATCTTCTTCAGAATAGGCTCTGATCTCAGATTGATCGGATGTTATGAATCGCTTTTCTAAACTCATATTTTATTGATTATTTTTATATATATCTTATTTATTCTCAGGATTTCCTAATTTTAATTTTGCCAAATATGCCTCTACTGCCATCATTTGTGATAACATATAGTGCATATCGCCTCCTTCATAAGTAGGTAAGTTCTCTAATTGAGCAATTTTATTAGGTGTTATTGCTCCAAGTCCTGCCAAGTTTTTATAGTTTTCTATTCTTGTTTTACTATCTGTAATAAGTAATGCTCCTGTTTCAAATTCAATACTATAGCCACTTTCAATTTCTTCTCTGGTTAATAGTTTTCTTTCCAATTCTCTCCTATACATCATTACAATAGGTCCAATTGTATTACTTACATAATCACTTTGCATTTCCTGTAAGTTATTATATTTCGAATATTCAATATTCCCTAACTTGTGTTGTGGAATTCCAAAATAGCTTGCAACTTGTCCGTTATTGAACTTTAAAGTCTCAATAAATTGAGCATCTGCTAAATCAAGACTGAATCTACCTAAGTCTGTAAAAGGTGGAAGAACTACTGTTTTGTTCGAATTAAGTTCGCCTGCATACTTTGTTTGAAAATCATCAAACTTTGCTTGCATTTTCTTTGGGTCAACCATATCAGGAATAGTTGTTTTAAGATATGTTGTGCCTAAGTAACCGTTTGAATATCCTTTATCAACCGCAGTTAAACTCTTATATGCAATTGATAGATTAATATCCAAATCTTTAATAGGAACTCTCCCTGTTAAACCATCACCTGAAATATTTTGAAAGTGAAGAATATCATTGCCATTGACAATAACTGAATCTTTGTCTTGATTTCGTATGATCTTATAATAAGGTTGGTTATTTTCAAGTACAGGACCGAATGTATTTGCATTAGAAAGTAACTCTAAGCCAACTATTTTACCTGCTTTTCTATGGATATAAGCATATGCATTGCCCTCATAGTTTCTTGTAAATTCAATTGCTGACCAGAACTTATATGAATCCATATAATCATTCGGTTGATTATGGATTATATAATAAATTGGGTGATCTTTTTTAATCAATCTATTCCCCTGTTCATCAGTATGAAAAACTTTAATAGGCATTCTTGCAATGTCTTGTGCAAGAATTTTTGAGCATATAATCATAGATGCAATCTTTTTACCATCATTAGTTGTATAATCAATTAAAGATGGATTTAATCGAATGTTATACAAGTGTTCGTATATTGATGGTGCATTGCCATACGTAACTTTAGTAGTTGTTCTCCAAGGGAGTATGTTATCAAATAATGCCATTATGATGAATTATTTTTATTTATATATATTTATCTTTTATCGGCATCTAAATATTCGTTTATGTTATTGCCGTGGTATTTTAAATATCCTGCTATAGCGTTTAATAGGGCAATCACGCCATCAATTGAATCCGCACTTTCATTTTTATTTGGCCTTATATTGCCATTAATATCACCTTTGCTGATAACCACATTGGTTAAATTCCAATTCATACATTCATTAGTATAAATGTGGATTTTCTTTTCATAGAAAAGTATTTCAGTAAATCTTAGTGCAGGATCGAAGTTCTTTACTCCAGGTGCGATAGGGACACACCAATAACCAACTTCCTTTGTTTCATTAAGTAATCTATCAAAATGCCAGGGGTCGTAGTAAAGTGCAGTAACGTTATACTTACTATAAATATCTCTTAGGGTTTCTAAGATCAAATTGTAATCTATTGTTGGTGTTGTACAAGGAATTACATACCCGTCACTTATCCATTTGTTAATGTCAACACCACCTTTTCGAAGCGCGTTATCACCTTTATTTACAAAAAAGAAATATGATTTAACATAGAATTTGTCATCTGCATCCCATAGACAAACTATTGATGTTAAGTCTCTTGTAGATGACAGGTCAAGCCCAACATAACAGGGTAAGTTTTTTACAATTTCTAAGTCAAAATTCTTAAATGCTGCAACCCTGGCGTCACGTTCCAACCATTGGGAGTTTTCTTCCAGGAACATATTAAGTCTCTTGGTCAAAAAATCGTCTAATGCCGATGGTAGAATTTTAGAAGTATTAAAGTCATCAGCAAAAATTCTTTCGTCAAGAATAGTCCCAAGTCCTGGATTTGCCTTTATCCAGTTCTTTTCATCCTGCCAATCATCACCCTCCTCTAACTCATACAGCAAATAGAAAAATCTGTCATCAACAATTTCACCTCTCAAAACTCTTCTACCTGTCTCAACTAACTGAGTACAAAATGAATCCTTACCATAACCACCAGTTGAAATAAGGAATAACATTGGATTAACTTTCGTTCCTAACCCGTTCTTAATTACATTGAATTTGTCGCCGTCTTTATATGTATGGATCTCATCCAGGATACAGGATGTTGGGTTATATCCTTCCAATCTATCAGTATCCATAACAGTTGTCTGACTCCACCCTAATCTTGAGGGGTCTCTAAACTCCACCTTATTGGAACGTCTGGCAATTACTCTTTTATTGATTGCAGGACTCCATTTTATGATTTCTTGCAACGCTGCAAATGATGTGTCCTTTGCGTTCTGCTGGGATGCGGATATAAGGAGTGAACGTGGAAATGATTGTCCATCGCCCATCATAAAATAAAGTTGTAATGCTGAAGCAAAAGTCGTCTTACCGTTCTTACGTCCTATGAATAGAAAGGCATATAGATATTTTCGGACTTCAGTTCCTTTGAAATATAATCCAAACAATGCAAGTATTATGAATGCCTGGAACGGTTGAAGTATAAATTGTTTGTTATCGTCTACGTATAGGTATGAGAAAAATTTGAAAACTCTTTCTACTGCTTCAGGTTTCCATTCAAGGTCTGACCTTTCAATATCACGAATGTGGCGTTGTACGGCAAGTTTGATATTGTTATTACAAATTATTGTTCCGTCTTCTACACCTTCACTATAAGCTCTTGCTGCTTCCCAACAATATTCTATGTATTCGTCTTTATTTAAAGTCCTTGTCAAAATCGTCCTTTTCTTTTTCTTCTACTAACTTGAGTTTTAGTCTATCTGCTCGATTTATTCCAAGTTTTGCTGCTGTTTGATGTATGTTTCTCAAACACATTT